ACCCACGCTTCAATATTACCCTCACCTTTCAACTTACCGCGAAGTCTTTTTGCCGCAGAAATAATTGTGGAGAGTTCAGATCTTGCCATTGAATATTCGTGATCTGGTTCCTTAGACTCATTGGCAGGATGTACCTGAGCAATACTAAACTTCATCTGATTTGATGATAAACTTGAGGGTATTGAGAACATATCCCAATACTTAGTACCATATCTACATTCTTCTCTAGTCTCATCCTTTTCACATTTGGGGCAATATCTAATCATTTGTGTCTCCTCTGTTTTAGTTCCCCAATTGGCAGCACCAACTTTACGGCACTTGACAAGTGCTCCGGAAGCATATGCACTTGGCCAAACATCGTATCTTGACTTTACTTTAGTATAGCAAGCATCTTTTTTACCACTACTCTTTCCCTTAATATCTTTTTCTTCGTTCATTTTCTTTTCTGGTTTATCGGTAGAAACATATGTTGGTTTTGATGCTCCAGATTTTTCTGGTTGATTTGGGTCAGCAGCACTTTTTCTTCTTTGTGCTGATATTCTTTCTGCTTTTGACATACTTGCTCTTTTTGAAGAAGAAACACATTTTGGAGTTCCTGTTTCACCCTCTTCACGAGCACAAGGTTCTCCTGAAATTACTTCAACCCATCCAGGTTTTCCATCTTTTGATTTAGAACCCTTAAACCAGTGATGAAGATTACCTTCGTTTAATTTTTTAATCCAAGCATCTGGTGTTTTATTGTGCCTTTCAACAAAAGCATTATGTAATTCTTTTGCCGTCATATTATGTTTTTTCATTATACGACGCATCAATTTATCAATTGAATCATATGAAATATCATTCAATTTTTTCAATTCATTTTCAAGTTCTTTAACTGCACCACTAAAATTTACATCTTTAAACTTTTTATGATGCTTTTTAGCATCTGTTTCCAGTTTCTTTAAACGAGTATAATAATCTGGAATTTCATCCAAATGCTGAAGAGCAATTTCAGTTGCTAATTTTTGATTCTTTGTATGCTCATGTTCAATTGAAGCACCCATATCTAGTTGCTTTTGTATGAAAGAAACTTCAAGACGATGCTTTTTAGCAATCTCCTCCACGGTTTTATATGGTTTTAATTGCTCATTCATCTTTTATAATTTATTACTCTTTATTATTTAGAAAACCTTGTTTCAGTAATTTTGATAACTCTGAAGTAGATCCAACAAACACGGCATTGTTTGTGACATTATTGGAAACTTTAGTATTATCTTCCTGAACATCCTTCAGTTTTTTCTGTAGGTCTATAAGTTTATCAGTAGTATCAGCGACACTTTTAATCAATTGCCCCGCCACTTCATATGCTCTTGGACTTCCACCCTCACCCGCAAGTTCCATAATTCCATTAATTGCCTCTTGACCCTTCTCAATTAATGAGTATAGATTTGCTCTGGTATATTCATAATCTTTTTTTATATCATCATTCTGTTTTGGAATGATATCAATTGGTGTGATGGACTTTTCTACCTCAACAATATCACTTTCAATATTCAGTGCTTTATCCAAATCTTCATAATTATTTTTCATAATGTATTAAATATCCCTCTGTTGAGTTGGACTATAGGTTTTAGCATCACCAAATGTCTCCCAAGTTTCATTAAATCCAAAATCATCATCTGGTCCAGCATCAATTGGATCTGGAGTGAGAGTATATCTCATTTCTCTCTTAGCAGTTGCAGTATCAGTACTAGTATACATATCAACTTGAACCTTACGAATAAGACCCTCTGTACTATCAGAAATAGGACCAAATAGATATGTTTTGGCGGTAAAATTTAATGTATATATTAAAGTCCTTCTAGTTGAATAATCACCCTCATAATCATCGGTAAAGGATACACTATCCAAAACCACAGGAATATCTCTTTTCTCTCCAATAGAATCTACCAAATCTACAGTTAGATTAAAGGAGGGTTGAAAATTTGGAAGAATTTGCTCCACTATTTGTAAAGCATCATCTTGCAATTTAGTCATTATATTAAGTTGAAAACCAATATTATATGGAACTGGCATGTAAACTTTTTTGATAGTATCTCCATTTCCACAGGTCTTAAATGTTTGAGTTACATTTGCCTTTCTTGTAGAGTCATATTGAATAGAAGTCATTTCAAATGATATTCTAGGAAGAGTAATCTGAATTGCCTTATTCAATTCAGATTGTTGCTCAATCCTGGCAAGAAACTTTTGCATAGGTCCATACCCAAGAGGAACCTTTATCTGACTGATTCCTACATCAGATGAATTTTTATGCTCTATATAAATGTCATTAAAAAGAGTTCCAAATGCAGTAACAGTCTTTCTAATAATTTGGTGGTAAAAATAGGTTCCTAGCGTTTTTCTATACCCGTTTATTCAGTCATTACCGTATTATATATTTATAGTATCAATAAGAACCAAATGGGTTAGATTCAGAAAAATCTAAAATAGATTCTGCTTCGGTCTGAATCTGTAAATTATCACCATACTTATCATATGGATTCCAATTGCTATAAGTATTTACCGAATATTGGGCATTGGAAGTAGAACCCACAATTGTTTCTCCAGGGAAAAATCCACTTGGAGTTACATTATCAACAAAAGAAACCTTAAGAATTTTAGTATCGAAATCCCAAGATTTAACTCTTGCTGTTGTTCCTGACCTGGATCCGGTTACAATCTCATTAAATAGGTAAGTTCCGATTCCCGTTATGATTGGTGGAGGATCGATAACAATTTCAGGAGGAACCGTATAACCTATTCCTGGATTTGTTATTCTAATGTAACTAATAGATTGTCCAGATCCAACTACAGATTCTAATATGGATGTCTCGCCCAGTCCGACATCTCCTATAACTCTTACCGTAGGAGATGTCGAATAACCAACTCCATTATCGGTAATATTTACAAATACTAAACCAAAATTATTTTTTTCTATATTGCAAGTTGCAGCAGCACCAGTACCGTTTCCTATAATTGAAATGCTTGGAGGAGTAGTATATCCAAAACCAGAATTAGTGAGGATAATATTTTTTATAGAATAGAAACCAGAATTTAATGAACTTATTACTTCAGCGGTTGCAGTAATACCCCCAGAAGGTGCTGTACTGATAGAAACTATGGGAGGTGATGTGTATCCATATCCATCATTATTTAATGTTATTTTGCTGATATATCCAAATCCAATCCCTGTAGTTGCCGTTGCGGTTCTTCCAAGACCAATCAAAGTTAGTGTGGTTATATATCCTTCATCTTCAATTTGAGTATCAATTTCCTCAATGGATGTATCAATAACTTCATCTTCATATTCAAATAATTCACATTTCAGTTCGTAAACATATAATTTACCCAATTGATAGAATGGTTGTTCGTGCTCTACAAATTTAACTTCAAATAGTCTTTGACCTAGTGGAAAATATACTAAATCTCCTTCTCTAGGTCTTGATGCTAAAACAATTTCTTCATCACTTTCTGTTTCTAAAAAAGGAGAAATGAAATCCTCAAATCTTTCTTTGGAAATGATTAAACTCAAATCATCCTTTAAACTCATTCCAAACTTAGTTAAAATATCTCCTTGCCCACTATATCCTTCATAATTGCTTATGTATGCTTCTAATGCAAAATTATCGTCGAATTTGGATGAAGAAACCTCTCTAAGTATAGTTTCTCTCCTTACAAATTTTCGGGGAATATAAATTATTTCCACACCATAAATTCTCAACTGCTCGTTGATTAATTCTTGAACAAGTCTTTGTTCATTTGGTGAACCTTGAAGAAAGAAAGGATTTAGTGCCATTATTATCCGATAAAATCGTAAGGTGGTAGTTCATATTCGAGTACCATTCTCTGTTTTATATCTTCCAACTCTCTCTCAGCATCTTCATATAGTTCTCTGCCATTTAGTTCAATTCCACCTGGCAATTTAACTCCTCTGAATTTAATTAGATTCTGCCCCCACTGCTTCTTCATAAGTGAAGTTAGATATTTCTTTAAAAAACTATCATTATAAACATCAGTGAAGGTATTTGGATCTAAAATTCTATAGCAATCAATTATTAGGAAAGTTCCAACTTGTTGAGATCCCCAGTCAATATCCAAATACATTCTATTCTGTCTTTTATTAAATCTTATCTGCTTATCAGTACTCAAAAGAAAATCAATATCCTCAAGATAAGTTTTTACCATCGAATATTGTAATAAATCAATTGAATTGAAATAATATAAGTCATTTAAGAATAGTTGATATTTAATGCTAAACATACCTCTAGAGATAGAACTAGCATCAAATTTAAAAACTTTTTCTATTCCAATTACAGAATCCGGAACCTGAATAAAATTGGATGTTTCATAAAAATTGGAGGTAATTGTTCCAAGACCTGATATATTTGTTGATGTTCCTGTTGTAGTTACTAATCCAACACCACTTCCTCTTGATGCGGTTCCTCTGTTAATATCATCTTGAGTAAATTGATACTTCAGATACATTCTCTCTACACCATCAAAGTGCCTCTCCTGGAAGTACTGGAGGGCATCATCTACTAAATCATCTATTTGATCGTCGGCAAGGTTAATCTCCAATACAGGGGCACCTAGGCGTCTTAGGCAATAGTCTACGAGTTCTTGTCTACTTGCTGGCTTAGACACTAATAGGTTCCTCCATCTATAACATTGGACCAGGTTGGTATTCCTGAATTGTCAGTTGTAAGTATATAGTTAGTTTCTGATATTGCCGCTGAAGTAGTGCCAGTAGAAACTAATCGGTCATTAGGATCAAAATATGCAACACCATAAGGTTGCCCCAACGGATAATAAATTGATTGCCCTACCGTAAGGATTCCGGTAATATTTGCATTACGAGCAGTAAATTCATCAAATACTAAATCATCACTAATATAAAGATCACCATCAATGTAAACATCATTTTTAAAGGTTGCAATACCTATAAATGTAGATACTCCACTAACATTAAGAGATGTAACTGATGCTATTCCACCAATTACATTTGTTGCGATATCGGCAAAATTCGCAAAATTTGATCC